AGAAACATTCTAATGGTACACCATAAGATAAATTATAAAACTCAATACTTATATCTTCTGGTTTCGTTACATTATTGTTTCCAGTGGATGATACAGATTTAAGTGACTTCTTTTTTATGGGGAACACTAATTCAACACCCTTTCCCTTTGCTATAGCAAAACCGTGGTCTAATATAAACTCTATGAATTCTCTAGGTTCTTTTATTGACCTTATTTTTATTAACTCATCCCAATATATAGGTGATATAGAGTCTTTTACTTCATTCTTTTCTTGAATGAAAGACTCAACTTCTTCAAATTCTTCTGCTATCTTCCCTACTATTACAGGGTCTTTACTTAGTGTTCTCTCTGCGGCTTCAACACTTCCTTTATGTTTAAAGTATGTGTACAACTCAAACGCTGACCATTGCTTGCGCCCTAAGTTTACAGTATTCATAAATAATGGGTCTGTATTATGTTCACTGTGTAACAACTGTCCGTTGTCTTCAAAACGTATCCCATCTTGAGAACTACCCAAACGATATGTCCATCTTTTCTTTGTGTTTAATGGGTCGCTAGGGTCGCTAGGGGAATAAGTGTCTATAGCATACTGCATTAACACTTCAGGACATGTAAATAATGAATTAAAGATACCTTCTATGCCAGTTAGGCTACTTGGTAATGTTCGTTTTAAAATTTTTGATTTGTTTGACTCAGCACCCGTAGATTTAACATCGGGTGAATATATGTGATTATTTAAATTGCTATACACTCTATATTCTTGGTCTTGTAATTGGCAAGGCTCGAACATCGCTCTAGCACCGTCAAAACTAGTGGCAGTGTCGAATAAATGTACCCCGAGTACATCACAAACATTAGATGCTATGTTTTCATAAATATCACCGTGGATATAGCAATCACAAGGAATTATTAATCTATATTTATACGATGAATAATCTGGGTTGTGGCTTGTGCTCGTATGTATTATATAAACTATGTTTAACGTATTGTCTAATGTATCAATTATTTTTTCTAAGTCTCCTTGATCAGCATAATCAATATCTAATGTTAATAGGTTCCTAGATGCTACTAATTCTTTACGTCTGGTCGGTTTTCCGTCTCTTTCTTTATAATTCGCACCAGACCAATAACCTAAATTAGTTACTTTTACTTCGTTCTTTTCTTTCTTAGTTAACAATCTGTATTCGGATAGTGATACCTTGTGTAATTCTTTCGGAGATTTAAAGTATTCTAGTAACTGGTTTAATGTTAACTGACGGTTGATCACAGTGTTAGAACGTACTGTTTTACCAAAAGATATCGTGTAATTTTGCATATGTTTCCCTTTACATGTTGTTTAACTCACTTTAGCGGGCATTAAAACATAAAAAAATAAAAAAGTAAAAATGTTTCGTAGATTTTGAAAAGTTATATATTTTAATTTAAGTAGATGAAAAGTTTTTTATATTTTTATATTTTGATTTACTTATTACTGCGTTTTTTACTCAGTTTTTACTTATTTTTAATAATTTTATAAAAACCTTAAAATTTTTTATTTTTGTATTTGTGTTTTATATGCGATTTATATTCTATGAAAACCCTTTATTTACTATACTTTTAATACTTAATTTAATAAAAAAATATAAAAATATAAAAAATATAAAAAAAGAATCTTATCAAACCTAAAAAAAAGCATTTTTCCTATAGCGAATTAAAACTATTTATATTTTATTTTTCTTATATTTTTGTGCCTGTAACCCTAGTAAAATAAGGATTCTTTAACGTATAAAACAAAATATAAAACTTATACGCGTCCAAAAACGACTAAAAAACATTATATAGTAGTTTATTTTTTAGTCTTTACGTATAAAATCGTATAAAATCTGGTTTCTGATTGTCATTTGACTGAAAATAACACTATAATTCCTAACAATATACCGAGGGATTAATATGAAATCACTGAATAACCATAGAAACAATAGCTTTCCGACTGAAGAGAGTTTTGAGTCAGCTATAAACGATTATATTGAGTACCACGAACTCAATAACACAATTATGACTATGAATGGGTTAGCTTATCACCTAGGAATAAGTTTACAGACGTTAAAGAACTTTCCGAAAGGAGAGTACAAGAAATATATAGAATATGCGATAACTAGGATTGCTATACAAGCTGAAGAAAGAGCAATTAAATCTTCTATGAAGGCGATGGATTGGTTGGAAAGAGCGCAACCAGAAGTATGGGAGAAGGTAGAAAAACTAGAAGTCAGTGGTGACAACTCCCCTAGATTTGAGATTATAAATCGTTTGTATAGCCCGAATGAAGACGATAGCGAGTAGATTTTGATTTTTCGATATGTTTCTATATATTTAAAGAGAAAAACTCTTGAACGTTTCCAGAACGTCCAAAATCATGATATTTAGGTTTAGTGTATGCAGAACGAGATAGTTTTTTCAAAACCGCAATTAGAATTTATGACTTCTACGCACCTTGTAACAGGATTTGTTGGCTCCTTTGGTTCTGGAAAGACTGTTACAAATCTACACAAAGCAATTCAAAATCGTTTAAGAGTACCCAAACCTAAATACATCGTACAATTCTATGAACCATCACACGCATTGCTTGAGGAAGCAGCTTACCCCACACTATTTGAGGTTTTACCGCAGTATGGATTAGATATAGGTAAGAATTGTACGTTTATCGGCAATCCTAAAGTTTTAACTATCCCGAATTACGGGTCAATAAGATTCAATAGTTTAACTGACCCAAGCAAGATTATGGCTGCCAATACATTAAGCCACCACATAGATGAGTGTGATAGGATACGTGAAGACGTCATGACTAAAGCTTTTAATCAGTTATTTGGTCGTTTACGTGTAGCTAACGAAGATGTACACTATTTCAAAGATATGTCTAGAGTCAATTTCACTAGCACCCCCGAAGGTTTTGGATTTTTATATAAGCATTTCCATCCGGACGTCATCGGAGATAAATATCCAGAAAGAACATTGATTAAAGCTGACATATGGAGCAACCCATTCATCGATGTCGAAACTTTCGTACAACAGAACGCACACTTACCCGAAGAATTGAAACGTGCATATTTCAATGCTGAATTTGTTAATATGCAATCAGGCAGTGTTTATAACTACTTTAAACGTGAGCAGCATGTTACAGATGATGCGGTAATTTATAATGACAATTTAGAATTGTATATAGGTTGCGACTTTAACATACAACACATGGCAGCAGTTGTAGCAGTTAAAGATGAAAAGAACAATTTATTGATTTTTGATGAAATTGTAGATGCTTATGATACTTTTGATCTTATAGATAGATTAAAAATTAAGTATAATTTAAGAAGATGCACGATTTTCCCAGATGCTAGCGGACGTAACAGACACACTAGCAGCGATAACTCTAACATAGACTTACTATATAACGCGGGGTTTAAAAGAGTTATATACGATGACTCAGGGAATCCAAGGGTGCGAGATACAATTAACTTGTGCAACACGAAATTAAATACAGATTCTATTAAGATAACAAGAAACTGTAATAATTTAGTTTCCGCTTTAGAGCAACAAACGTATGATAAGAAAGGGGAACCAGATAAATCTCAAGGAATCGATCACGTAATAGACTCGTTTAGGTACTTAACACATGGGGTTTATAGTGGAACTGGTACAATAAAACATGGATACAGAAATTATTAAATTTTACTTTTTATAGTTTATTGTTATAATTTAACCGTTAACACATGGATATCCACGATATATGAAAGAATTTAAAGAAGTTTCGGACAAAGTACCAGTACACCCTGACTACCAGATTTACGTTGATGAATGGGAATTGATGCGCGACAGTATTAGAGGCAATACTAAGATAAAATCTAAAACAGAGAAGTATTTACCTGCCCCCAATAACATTAACGCAACTGGGGCTGTTCAAAACATCAGGAATTCTAGCAGCAGAATAACCACTGCTTACCAACGTTTTCAGATGCTTACAGATTTTCCTGAATTAACTTCTCAAGCATTAAAAGGTATGATTGGTCTAGCGTTTAGTGAAGACTCAGTCATAGAACTATCTAACAGCACTGCGGACTTAGAGTTCGATGCTACTGGTAAAGGTGACAACTTTAATTCATTGTATAATGATATCCTTTCTGAAGTCATGACGATGGGTCGTGTTGGTGTATTAGTTTCTGTTGACACAGAATTGAATCCGTTCTTCCAGTTGTATAGCACAGAAAACATTCTAAATTGGTCTATTGGTGATCATAATAACTTACACAGCGTGTTGCTGCGTGATTTCTCAGAAAGATTTAATCAAGAAACATTTACTTATGAACAGACACCTGAATACATCGGGTTAAATTTGAATGAAGAGGGTTTATACACTCAGACAAGATTTGATAAAGATTTCAACCCGATAGAATCTCAAGTCGTTAGTTGGGGATTCGATTTAGGGCACATACCTTTCTATATATTAACTCCGTACAAAGTGAATAGTGAACTTAGAGATTCTATTCTATCCCCAATAGCGCATAAGTGTTTACAGATTTATCGTAACACTGCTATCTTAAATAAGTCGTTAGCAACTAAGGGCGACCCAACGTTCTACATGCTTGGCATTAATGTAGACGAGGTAGAACATTTAGACATGGGTGCCAATAATTTCATTGCTTTACGTAATCCATCTGCTAAAGTGGGCTATGCAGAAATAGACGGTGCAGGTAGCCAAAGTTTAAGAGATCAAATCTTAGATGATATACGAGTCGCTCAAGCATACGCAGGTAAACTATTTGACGGTGGCGGTGCTGGAGAATCTGGAGAGTCTTTAAAACAACGTAGACTAATGGCTGAGATCAGCTTGACAAGTGTTATTGATTCTTTAAGTATCCAATTAACCCATATACTACAAGAAACAGCGTTTACATTAAAAGACGTTAATTACTTAGATAATAGATTCCAAGGGTTTAAAAACTTTACATCCAAGATTGAAAGTATTGATGATCTATTAAAAGCTAGCGGTTTAATACCACAGGGAGTTATATCTAAAGAATCTATACACGAGTTAGCAGCTAAATCTGGGTTAACTGAATTAAATTACGAAGAAGAACAAGAGCGCATAAGTAATGAATCCGGTGGTGTAGGTTTGTAAAACATGGCTACGATTAACGAGAAGATTTTTGATAGAAGCGTTGCACATCAAACCAATGTTATAAATTTTAGTCGCAGCAATGCAGCTACCATTGCTGCTAAATTGAATAGTGATATTGACTCATTAAAGAAAGAAATACTATTATTTTTAGATAACAATGACACTAGCAACCAAAGGACTTTTTTGTTAAAGACTGATTTAAAGAAACTGAATTCACTCGAAAATAAGTTACGCAAGATACGACAAGATCAATATGCAGACATGAAACAGGAATTACTAGACTTAGTATTTGAATTCATGTCTGAAGAGAAAAAGATCCAACGAGACATTATTTACGATGATTGGTACGAACCGGTCGTGCAAACAGATAAAGAAGATA